GGACGAATACTTCTTACAGATGGGCCACACCGCTGACGATTTCAAGCAACTGCTCGCAGCCTCGCCACCCTTCCGGCAGCTAGGCCAAGCTGAGGAAGAGGAAGTCGACGAGAAGGTCTACGAGATTCGACTTCACGATACATCGAAAGCCAAATACCACGGCAAGTTCGTCAAGAGCGAGGTCGCGGTCTCTGCAAAGGACACAGCCCCCTTCATCATTCCCAAAAAAGTAGAGGTCCTCTGTCCGCGAGACCGCGACATCTGCTCGGCGTGTGGGTGTTTTGATTCTGATAAAGCGGTCGTCGAGGTCGGCGAACGCGACCCGAACATTCTGCGGCTGGTAAATGTCACAGCGACCGAGCAACGACGTGTGCTCAAAACGCTGGCAGGAATCCCACGCAGTTGCGAGGTCTGCCAATTCCGTGTTCAGGAATCACAGAACGTCGAGGAGCTTCGCCTGATTCCCCAACTCCAGATGACGTTAGCCGAAGACGAGCACATCGTCAGACGAGCCTTCTACGTGGGATATGGTGTGCAGACGAATACCTCGTATTCCATTGAAGCTCGCGTGTGCCCGGAGCCACGAACACAGTACGCGACGCTCCTCGCCTATCAAGCCGACCCCGCCATCGACTCGCTCGACACATTCGACCTAGCCAAGCCCGCCTCGCTCAAGATTTTCCAGCCCAAGGAATGGACACTTGAATCTCTGACTCGCCGATTGGATTCCATCTACACCGACCTCGAAGCCAATGTCACCAGGATTTTTCAGCGGCGGGCCTTGCACGTCTTCTACGATTTGGTTTACCATTCGCCGCTCTACCTGCCCTTCCAGGGGAGACTAGAGAAGGGATGGGTGGAGGGGCTGGTGCTGGGAGATAGCGGGCAGGGCAAGTCCGAAGCCATCAAACATATGATGCGGCACTATCAAGTCGGGGAGAAGCTCGACTCGAAGGGAGCCAGCGTAGCGGGCTTACTCGGCGGGCTTCAGGAAACGAGCCGACGCTGGTTCGTGACATGGGGAATCATTCCCTTGAATGACCGGCGGCTTGTCGTGCTGGAAGAGGTGAAGGGCATGTCGCCCGAGGTGATTGCCAAGCTCACTGAAATGCGGTCCTCAGGCATCGCCGAGATTTCCAAAATTGAGAAGATGCGGACACACGCTCGCACACGTCTCATCTGGATTTCCAATGCTCGCTCGGACCGCCCCTTGCTCGGTTACAATTTCGGTATCGAAGCCGTGCGAGAACTCATCGGGAACCTCGAGGACATTCGTCGATTCGATTTCGCCATCACCGTAGCATCCGGTGAAGTTCCCAAGTCGGTGCTCAACATGCCTGACCGAAAGCGGCCAAAAGCGAAACACCGATATACCACGGACCTTTGCCGGGACCTCGTACTCTGGGCTTGGAGCCGTGGCGAGAGTGCAATACGTATCGACGAGGATGCCATTGAGGCTATTCTGGAGGGAGCGACCGAGCTGGGCAAAATGTTTGTCGCCACCATTCCCCTCGTCGAGCCCGCGGACCAGCGACTCAAGCTCGCCCGCTTGTCAGCGAGTCTGGCCGCTCGCACCTTCTCGACCACCGATTATGAAACGCTGGAGGTCCATCGCTGCCACGTGGAATACATCATCGCGTTTCTCAAGGAGCAGTACGCGAAGGCATCCTTCGGCTACCTTGAATACTCGCGACTCTTACAGGGCGAGACCGAACTGCGAGAGAAGGACGCCATTACCGAAGCCATCACACGCCTGCCCTATGCTCGGGACGTGGTCAAGCAATTACTCGACATGCACAGCTTCCGGATTTTCGACATCATGGATTTGACGGAGCTAGACCAGGATACCGCTCGCACCTTTATCTCGGTGCTGGTGCGGAGCAACGCTGCCAAACGCGAGCGTGGCTTCTACGTCAAGACGCCCGCCTTCATTGCTCTCCTGCGTTCCCTCGACCTAGAGAACAAGCTCCATAACGATAGCCTCTTGACCATGGAAGGAGCGAGCGAAGTATGAAACGGCTAATCCTCTACCAGACGCGTCTCACAGGTCGCAGGCTCTGGCCCGAAATGCGGGCGAACCTTGAGATTCCCTGGACCGCATCCGTCGCCGACTTCTGCATCGCAGTCCATGGCGAGCACCTCCCGCAAGAAGAGGCAACGCTCTTCGGGGATTCGGGCCACCCCATCAAGGATTACTGCGGGAAGACGGATGGGTTCTTGCCGGGAATGCTGGAATACCTGTTCCATGACTTCCTTATCGGGCGGCACGAAATCATCGGCGTGATGGACGACGATGCTGTATACGAATGCCCCTTCACCATGGCCAAGCGAGTACTGGAACTCTTCGATGCCGATGAAAGCGTCGGCGTCGTGGGGCCCGTCTCCAAGTTCTATCAGCATTGGAAATACAATGACGAGCTGGCGGTGCACGATGCCCGCGAGATTGATAGCTGTCCGTGGGCCACGTTCGGGAGCACCTTCATTCACCGTCGTGTGTTGACCACCATAGATTGGGCCGAGCTGTTCAAGCATACGCGGTACTGGTGGGATTTCACTTTCAACATGGAAGCTCACCGCCGGGGATTCAAGCTCCTCGACGTCGTCTTCCCCTACAAGCATCGTGGCGTCAAGGGCACCGGGAAAGGCGAGCCTTACAAGGCCAAGCGGGCTCTCGACGCTTTGACCAAGCAACTGGCGTGGACCGAGCAATGGTTTGCGGGCACGCCCTATGCCAAGCCCGCTCGCACGATGATTCGCAATCACATCCGCAATCGCCTGATGCCTCGCATCGAGGTGCAGGGAACTCTGTAGAAAGGAGGTAGCATGGCTCGGAAAATTGCACAGCTGTATATCGCGGCTCCGTTCTTCTCGTGGAGCCAGCTGGGAATCGTGCAGGCCGTCGAAGCTCTCTGCCGGGCTAACGAAATTCCGTGTTTCTCGCCGCGTCGTGACCAGCCGCAGTATCGACCCGAGGGCGGCGTGGAAGAGGCGAACCGGATTTTCGTGACGAACGTCCAGAAGCTCACCGGTAGCGACGTAGTGCTCGCCTACATAGACGACTTCGACCCGGGTACCGTGTGGGAAATGGGCCTCGCGTATTCCAGGGACATTCGCACCATCGCATTTACGACGCACGACTACGGGCTGAACATTATGCTCTCGCAGTCGTGCTACGGATTCCTGAAGGGGCTCGACGCCGTCGATGCTTGGATGGGCGGCGACGACGAGGTCCTCATCCGAGAATGGAAAGGAGGGCACGAATGAGCAAGCAGGTTTACAAGTCGCTGGGCATGGCAGTCGAGGATGTCACTACGTGGATGGATACGCGTGGCTTTCCTCGCACGCACATCCCCGCGGTGCCGCGCGAGGTCGACCAGCGGACCGCCACCGATTTCGCCGAGAAACTCCGCAGTCTGCACGAAGACGCGACGTCGGATTCCGCATTCCGCTGCCGCACCGCGATGATTCTGCAGGAGCTGGCCGAAATGTTCGAGGCCATCGCCACCGATAACGTCGTGAAATATGCCGACGCCGTCACCGACCTACTCTGGGTTGTGATTTCGGTTGGCGTGTCGACCGGCCTGCCCATCAAGGAATTGTGGGAGCTCGTCGTGGTGGCGAACTTCCAGAAGGAAATCGGTGGCGTGAAGCCCGACAACTGGGTCTCGCCAAATGAGCGGATGCTCGACCTACTCACGGAGAAAGGAGGCGTGTCGTGTCTGGAAAGTACCCCAATCCAATGAGGTCCTTCAAGGGGCAGGTGCCGCTGACGCGGTTCGTGGACATGGAGGATAGCGTCTGCGTGGAGGTGATGGAAGCCCCGGAATGGCTAACCATCTATCCACACATGGCGGAGCTAGTCGAGGCGACACATGCCATCGAGCCCATCCGGAATCCGATGCCGGGCTCCAGAGCACACGCAGCCATCAAGGGCAAGGGGATGTGGATGCTCGCCGAGATGCCGACCTTCCTGCTCCGCATCACGGGCGTCTCCCGAATTTTCACACACCAGCTTGTGCGACAGCGAGTCGGCGTGACCTTTATGCAGCAGTGCACGGGCGACACGGATTTTCGGCACTGCGACATTATCGTGCCGCGCTGCATGGCTGAGGGCGAGTGGCGAATGAACACGTACATGACGACGTGTCTCTACGGCAAGACACAATACGCTGAGCTGGTCGACGCGGGGATTCCGGTGCAGTCGGCTCGGTACGTCTTGCCGCATTCCATCGCCACCTTCATATACATGAAGGCCCCTATCGGGATTCTCGCCCAGCTGTACAATAAACGCGTTTGCTCCATGTCGCAAACGTGGGAGACCGTGCTGTTTGCTCGCCGACTCAAGGCCGCGGTGCTCGGCGAATGCCCCGAGTATGCCGAGCTATTCGAGTCCGCGTGTGAGCGCGGCACTTGCTGGTGGCAGGGAGCAAAGCACACGGGCAATTGGACGCCGATGTGGCAGCCCGACGAGGTGCATTACAATGCCGATTGTCAAGAGTGGGATGAGGAAGAGTTCATCCACCCTGGCACGAATGAGCAGGTGTCGTCGCCCCGAGACGTCGCTTGCCCTGCTCGGTATTTCGACGGCACCCACGAAGTGGAGGAAGAGGAATGGCTGTCTATGTGGAAGGACCGAACTGCGTAGGCAAGACGACGCTCTGCGAGGAGCTAGCCCGGATTCTGGATTGGCCGATTTACTACAAGCGGTCAGCCGACCGCGGGCGAGCGGGCTCCCAGACTTTCGACCTCTGCTATCCGCAGACCCACGCGGTGCGGGCAATCGTGGACCGCTGGTGGCCGAGCGAGGTAATCATGGCTGCCGTGCACCAGCGACCGCTCGGGCTCACACGCACTGAGCAGTGGGTGATGTCGCTCCGGGCTTGTCGCACGGGCGGCGTGTTCATCCTGTTGTCGGCACCGGCTGACCTGCTGGCAGAACGCTGGAGCCAGCAAGAGGAACCGCTTGAATCGCAGCAGGATGTGTTAGCGGCTGCGGTGATGTATGCTCAACGGCATCGGGCGTGGTGGTCTATGATGCCGTCAGTCCGCATTCGCAGCGAGGGCGGTGTCGGCTTCGGGCACGAGGACCTGCACAAGGTGATTGGCGTAATCAAGACGACGGTTGCCAGCGCGGAAGCCTTTCCACGCGGCAAGAGCACCGGCACGCTGGAGCGCGGCAAGGTGCTGTTCGTCGGCGACCGCGTCAATCCGAAATCCCACGTGGCTGACCATCGCCCGTTCTTCTCTCGCCGCGACGACTCGACCTGCGGATTCCTCTACCGCATCATGGAGCGGGCTGGGCTCAAGCCTAAGGATGTGCACCTCTGTAACGCCTACACGAAGCAGGGCGAGCCGTTGCTCTCGCCCGAGATGGTGGCTCTGCTGGAGCCCGCTCAGGTCGTGGCTCTCGGCGACAATGCAATGGCTCTACTGACACAGTGGCGAATCCCGCACCGCCATCTCCCACACCCTAGCTGGATTCGCCGCTTTGACCGCGAGAACGTTGACCGCTATGGGGATGAACTCGCTGGGATACTGGGATTATGATAGTTCAAGACCTCAAGGCCCTGCCCGAATGGTCCGAAAATTCCGTGGTGGTCTGCGACGTTGAGACCACCAGCTGGGATGATAAGGACAAGGCGTTCAAGCCCTTCCACGGGCATCGTGTCTGCGGTTATGCTCTGGCGAACGAGCAAGGCACCGAGTCGTGGTATCTTCCGATTCGGCACCACTGCCAAGAGGTCGACCAATACGAGAATCTCCCGCTCGCCGCGGTGCAAGAGTACCTTCGCACTCTGTTCGCACGAAAGGATATCCTGTATGCGAATCACAATGCGAAGTTCGACGCTCGCTTTATGCACTTCGACGGCATTGAGTTTGCCGGACCCATCGAGGATACGATGGTGCTCTTGCGAATCGTGGACGAACAACGAGACAAGCGATTCGGCGGGCGAGGCTACTCGCTTGCCGCTGCCGCTGCTGATTACGTCGGTGGCCGCAAAGACGACAAGCCAGCAGCCTATCTGAAATCTATCAAGTCCAAGGATTTCGGACGCGTTCCTATCCGTGTGCTGGGCCCCTATGCCGAACGGGACGCGTGCCTGGCTGCGAAGCTCCGCCTGAAACTGCTTGCCAAGCTCCCCGCAGTTTCCACGCGTATCTGGGAAATTGAGAAGCGGACTACCAAGCTCCTGCTCAAGTCCGAGATTCGTGGCGTTCTGATTCACCGGGAGAATCTCCGAGACGACTGGATGGGCTTGCTCCCCGAACTCATCAAGCTCTTGGAGATTATCAAGGGCGTGGCGGGCTACGAGGTCAATGTCAATTCTGGTAAAGCCCTCACCAAATTCCTATGGCACGAGCTGGGCATAGAGCCCATCGCCTTCACCCGAACGGGCGACCCCTCCTGGACCGCTCTCGGGCTAGAGTCGGCGAAATACCCGGCACAGTGCCCGGACAATTTCGGCGAAACTTTAGCCGGAGCCACGCGACTCTCGCACTTCCTCTCGACCTACTGCGAGGGCTGGTATAACCGGCTCGACGAGAACGACCGCATCCATCCCGAGTTCAAGCAATGGGGCACCATTACGGGCCGACTCTCGTCGAGCGACCCGAACTTCCAGAACATTGACGACGTGGCAGAGGGCTGGATTATCCCAGCCCCCGGTCGCGTGTTCCTCTACTTTGATTACTCACAAATGGAGTATCGAATCTTCGGGCACTACACACAGAGCCCGATGATTATGAAGGCCTATGCGGAAAACATCGACGCCGACTTCCATCAATTCCTCGCAGACATGCTGGGCGTCCCTCGGCAATTCGCCAAGACCCAGAACTTCTCGTTCATCTATGGGATGGGCAAGAAGGCCCTGTTGAAATCCCTCACCGCGGTGCTCGTGCTCGCCCTCCGTCGTGGTGATGAGCGGATGGAAGCCAAGCTCCACCAGCTTCTGGTGTCAGGCACCGCCATGAAGGAGCAAGCCAAGCACCTCACGAATGCCGAGACCTCAGCGGTAGCGGAGAAGCTCTACGCCGAGTATCACACGATGATTCCAGAAATCCAGAAGTTCCAGAAGCTCGTGGCTACCATGTGCCGCGTCCGTGGCTGGGTCAAGAATTACTTTGGCCGCATCTATCGGCTTCACGCAAAGCACTCGTACAAGGGCGTGAACTACATCATTCAAGGCACCGCGGGAGACCACGCCAAGCTCAAGGCCACGGAAATCGACGAACAGCTCGGGCCCGAGTTCGACCCGTGGCTTCTCGACCTTGTGCACGACTCACATCTCTGGAGCGTGTTGCGGGAGCGGGCTTACGAGTTCTACCAGCGGGTGGTGCCCATCGCCGAATCCAGCGACTTCCGGATTCCGATGCGGGTCGATGTGAAGGTCTCGGTATCCTCGTGGGCTCAAGCCCAGAGCATTCCACGGGATGCCACGCGAGAGCAGTTCGAGGCGGCTCTTGCCGCAAGCGTGGCAGCCACACGAATGACGTGGGCCATTCGGGAACAGCGGAAATACGAAGGCACCAGCACGAAGGGGCATGGCGGTGTGTGAGCAGAGCAGCAGCAGAGCAGAGCAGCAGAGCAGCAGAGCAGAGCAGCAGAGAGCCTCAGGCTCTGCTGGGCAGCAGCAGAGCAGCAGAGCAGAGCAGAGCAGCAGAGCAGCAGCAGAGCAGCCACGGCAGCCCAGGAAAATGGCGACTATTTCTGGAATGCCTCGAGGCGGCTCCTGGATGCAACAGGATGCAAGATATTTTTTGAGAAACCATTGACACCTCTATCGCCGTGTGCGATACTGGTAGATGAACTGATGCTCATTGACAATTGGAAGCCCCGGGCAAAACGTGGGAACGAGCGGCGAGACGACCGAAGCGACCGCTGGGCGTGGTATCTCGCAAAGCATTTTCCCGCCGGTGACCGCCAAATGGCGAGAGGCACTCTGGGCCACGAAATCCGAAACCGGCGAGCCGTCCGTCCCGACGGCCGCCACACGGTGGAAAAGGATTTCTCGGGATGCTCTGGTAAACGCGGGCTTCCGTCGTGAGACGCGAGCCTCGGGAAATCGGGCGAGCACCTCCCTCCTTCAGTTCGGAGCGGTGCCGGGCTTACTCAGCCGAGCCTGAAAGTACCCGCGGTGACGGAGAACACAGACTCTTATTCGGATGCCGAAACTCGCGGAGCCCTCCTAACTCCGCGAGTCGCCCGGGGATTATGGGCTACCCGGGCCTGACGAGGCAGCCCTATCCGAAGACAGAGTAGGAGGCAGGAAGATGTCGCAGAGCAGAATGCAGGAGCGCGTTTGGGAGCACCTCGCCGCAATCCGCCGGAACGAGAGGCTCTTGGGCGAATGGAAGGCGGTCGACCTGCGCGGAGCTTTCAGCCGCAAGGCCAAGAGCCAGGTCCGCCGGATGCGGAACAAGTACCGCCGCATCATCTATCGCCGCACCGCTCGCCTCCGCCGCTACTGCACCGAGCTGGGAATCCCGGCTCTGGTCTAACGGCGAGACGACCGAGCGACCAAGACAAATGCTGCCCGCCGGCGAAAGCCGGCGGGCAGCCATAGCCATTCGAGTCTGTCCCTGAACTCTATATCCGTAGGAGGCGGATATCCGAGCAGTCGGCTCGGCGAGACCATTTCGGTGCTCGCCAACCACACGCCCGCATCCGCGGGCACAGACTGAAGGAGCGATACGATGGCGAAGGCACAGAAGAGCAAGAGCAAGAAGGCCACGACCGAGGTGAAGGTGCCCGCGAGCATCGTGACCAAGCAGGTCGCGGTGAAGAAGGCAATCGTCGCCCTCGAGCAGGCCGCCACGAAGGCGGGCTACGACACGACCGAGAAGCTCCAGAAGCTGGCGGTCGCGGTCGACCGCACCGTGGCGAAGGCCCATCGGGCCGCGACCCGCGAAGCCCGCGAAGCCGAGCGGGCCGAAAAGAAGGCCGAGAGGGAGAAGGCGAAAGCCGACCGCGCGGCCGCTCGCCGCAAGGCCCTCGAAGCCAAGGTCGCGAAGCTCACGAAGAAGCTCGAGGCCATGGGCGGCTGACCGAGCCGCGCTCTTGCGAGCCTGACAAATCTCGCCCGCTGCCGAAACGCGGCGGGCGAGCATATCCCGGCGTCCCTTTGAAAACAGAGTAGGAGGAGAGCAGATGGCTGGCAAAGCACTGAGGCGTTACAAGAGTTCGAGCAGTGACCGCTACTACTCGATTCGCCTCGGCAGAGACGGCAGGATTTACTGCACCTGCCCCGGATGGCGGTTCCACAAGCACTGCAAGCACCTGACCCGGTTCAACGAGTCAGTGGCTGCCGCTTGCTGACCGCAGCCTCCGGCTGCCCGACATATGCTGCCCGCTGGCGAGAGCCGGCGAGCAGCCATAGAGCAGAGAGCAACGTGCCCTCTGCCAATCCGAAGACAGAGTAGGAGGTAGAGCAATGGCAGGCGTGCCTCAATGGATGGCCGCCCTCGAGACCGCAATGGCAGACTACGCCGCTGCGGTCAAACGGGTGGCTCTCTGCGAGCAAGCGTGCACCGACACTGCGAGCTTGGAACCGAATGCGACGGCTCGCAAGCTCGCCCGCATGGAGCGGAATCTCGCCAAGCTCCGCCGCGATGCCGCGGTGAATGCGGTCGTCAATCGGTGCTTCGAGGTGGTGCAACAATACGACGCACCGCCGCCCACCGTCTAGCCGACCGAATCATCCCTCGCAGCAACACGTTGCTCTCGTTCGCCAAACCGCGGGCGAGAGCACCAGTCCGAGTCTGTCCCATTTTTCTCGACAGCCGTTTAGGAGGCGGCTATCAGAACCTGACCCCGCTCGCCCGTCGCAGTGATGGTCGAGACCGAGTCACACGCCCGAAGAGGGCACAGATGGGAGCCATTCCAATGGCGAAGAAGTACGAAGGCAAGGACAAGAACGGCAAGCCGGTCATTCTCACCGCTCCGGAGCAGAAGGAGGTTTGCGAGAATCTCCTGGCCAAGCTCCAGAAGAAGGATGAGAGCGTCAAGACGCTGACCGCCGAGCAGCGGGACGCCGCCCTGACCAAGGCCCTGAAGAAGAAGGTTCGCGTTGCGAACCGGGCCAAGACCATCCCCGTCTTCCAGAAAGACGGCAAGCTGGTCCTGAGCAAGCTCGGGTCGGGCGACTTCCCCGCGACCAAGGCCGGGAAGATGGCCTACTGCGACTTCCAGATTCTGAAGTGGCAGGAGAAGAAGGCGGCCATCGCGGCGAAGGACGACCCCATCTCCAAGACGCAGGCGAAAATCGACAAGCTCACCAAGCAGCTGGAGCTTCTCAAGAAGGAGAAGCAGGAGCAGGAGAGCTAGGCGACTTCGCCAGCGCCGGCACGCCACGACAAATGCTCGCAGCCTGGGAAACCGGGCTGCGGGCCATAGCGGTAGCATCCGTTCCTTCTCACAGATAGGAGGCAGTACGATGGCGAAAGCCAAGAAGGGAAGAGTCGTTGAGTTGAGCAAGGCCAAGCGGGAACTCAAGAAACACAAGGAAGCCCGGCGACGGGCTTGGCAGAGAATCCTGCAGGCCCGACACGGTGCGAAGGTTGCTCGCACCATCGTGAGCCAAGCGGAAGAGCAAGCCGCGAAGCTCCCGGAATTCCGGCAGAGCTTGGTGAAAGCCGAAGCCCGCGTGACCGGGCTAGAGCTGGCATTCAAGCGAAAGTTCGGGGACACCCGGAAAGCGATGGACCGCGATGAGAAAATCCTGCGGCTCCAAGCCAAGCTGGCGAAAGCCGAGCTGGAACTCGCTCGACTCAAGGGCAAAGCAAAGTAACACTCGCCTCTCCCATTCCCGGGCGAGCACCGTTCCCGCTTGCCGGCGAAAGCTGGTGAGCGGGACCAGCCACAGTAAACAGCGTAGCTCGCAACATCGCGGGCTGCCACATTTAGGAGGACGTCCAATGGACGTAGTGGAATGGGTGGCACAGCGGCATCAGTACTGGTGGGACCATCTGCGGGATTCAATCCTGCCGGAGGTCAAGAACCGAGCCGACCCAGATATCCAGTTCTGGGCGAGCAGGGGCGGCACCGCGGGCAAGGCGAACAGCATCTGGTGCAAGTACAATCTCGCCTATCCCACGATGCTCCAGCGAATCGGGAAGATGGAATCGTACGACGAGACCATCGCCCACGAGGTCTGCCACGTGTTTGCCAAGCGGATGTGGTCTCCGAAGACGGCGACCGAATCCTGCTTGAAGGGAATCAAGATTCCTGGGCACGGCGAACTGTGGCTCTACCTCATTCGCTGCGTCTGCGGCTTTCGCTCTCACTCGAAGCGGCATCACATGCCGCGACCGAGCGATGTGGACCTGAGCAAGGCCCGCAAACTCGTGAAGGTGTGGAAGCTGGAGAAGCAACTGCAACAGCTGCGAGTCGAGAAGACTCGGCTGGAGAGATTCGGAGACCGCGACCCGGAAGTTGAGTGTGCCGCCGCGAATCGCGGTTGGCTCACCGCTCCCGACGAGCCCGACCCGATTCGCCAGCACGCCCGGCTCGTGGCGACCTGCGAGAGCGACGCCTTTGAGGTGTGGATGAGAAACATCCGCAACTGGCTCGACGAACGAGGTAATGACCTGGCTGCCCTGGCAGCAACAGGTTATGACGAAGCCTGGTTCAGAGAGCAGTGGCAGGATGGAATCCACTGGTACGAAGCCGCCTTCATGTGCGATGGAACCTGAACGCGAGTTGACGCATCCAGAGTCTTGGGCCACATAGCCCCGAGCCGCCAGCGATGGTGGTTCGGGGCTTTTCTTTTGGATTTGGAAAGGAGAGACCGATGGGCAACGCGAATGGTGTGCAGCCGCGGGCTGTACCGATGATGATGCCCAGTGGCGAGACACTCTACGTGCTCGACCTCAAGCCCGAGGCGATTCACCTAGCGGACATCGCCATCGCTCTCGGGCAGACACCACGATGGGGAGGCTGTTGCTACCGCGAGAGCCCGAAGGTGACGGACCATCTGATGTTCTGCTACGAGCAGGGCCGAGCAGAATACGGTGACCAGCCCCTCTTGCTCTTGCACCTCTTGCTCCACGATGCCCACGAGGTAGTCGTTGGGGATGTGAGGTGCCCGCTCCAGCCGTTCTTCTCGCGGCTCAAGGAATTCAGTGACCTCGTGGATGCCGCCATCTACGAATCGCTGGGCTTGCCGCTGCCCGATGCGGACATGCAAGCCATCGTCCGGAACATCGACGACCTCGGGCTGAAGGTGGAGGGTGTCAAGTTTATGCACCCGAACTGGCTGGCTTCCACGGACATCGATGCTCGCACGGCGAAAGCCCTGCGAACCTTCCCCTACACGGTGCACGATGACCTTGGCGGGCGGTGGCTGGAATACACTCGCCTCACTCTGGAACGCTGGAGGAACGAGACCGATGATGGAAATCTACAGACCACAGAAGGGCTACCGACCGGGGAAAGCGATGGCGAAGCTCCTGCACGTGGAGCGGAAGCGTGATGGCCGCTGGACTCGCATCGTTACCTCCGCGACCTCGCGAGTAATGCGAATCCACGGGCACAGGCTCGGCCGGCTCGGTCAGGTTATCGAACTGGAAATTGACGACGCCATCGTCTTCGAGGCGTGGCAAGCCCCGACCGTCCCGAACTCTGTATTCGATGGCGAACTCATCTGGCCGGGCCATCTCGCCACCGCTATTCCGACGGCCATCAAGGAATGCCCCGAGCAGTTGCGGTACCTGCCCTTCGCGGTACCCCGATTGCGTGGCCAAGACCTCACCGCAGAACTCTACTCGCCCGCTCGCCAGCGCTGTCGCGACGAGGGCGTGGAGCTACCCGAGTGTCTCTGGACCATCCCGCGAGACACGCCGCTCGACCGCATCAAGGAATGGTGGAGCGAGGCAGCGGAGACCGGTCAATGGAAGACCGAGGGCTTCGTTTTCAAGGGCTACTTCTATCACGACTGGTACAAGTGGAAGCCGCCCCATCGAATCTACGCGGTCTGCGTGGGGCTCGGTCTCGGGAGAGCGGGCAAGTGGGCCGGCGATGCGAATGGGATTCACCTGATGGTGCTCGACGAGCATGGCGACGAACACGACCTCGGCCGATGTGGGACGGGCTTTGACGACGCGACCCGCAAAGCCCTCGACCGGGACTGCATCGGCCGGGTCTGTCTTGTCGAGTTCGACGAAATGACGGTCAATCGAAAGCTCAAGTTCCCGCGGTTCAAGGGATGGCAGCCCGAGTCGATGCGACAGTACGCAGTGGCGAGCCAGCTGCCATCAGACGCTCACAACTGGTAGAGGAGACCGAGCTATGTTCCCAGCGAACGAGGAATATGGATATGCTTCGCACCTGCCAATTCTCATCGAGTGCGTGTGCAAGACGACGGGCCCGGTGCTGGAGCTTGGAGCCGGGCTTTTCTCCACGCCCATGCTCCACGAACTCTGTGCGGAGCAGCGTCGGTTGGTGACCGTCGAGACCAATCCCGACTACTTCCGCGCCGCCACCAAGTATGCCACGGATGGCCCAGAGGGCCACCTAGTGCTACATGACCCAAAGGCGATTCCCGAGTTCGTCTACTCCGTGGTGCTCGTGGACTCGGGGCCCGCCGACACGCGCGTGCCATACGTCAAGCAGTTCGCGGAAGCCGAATTCCTGGTCTGCCACGACTGGCCCTACGACCCTTACAAGTATCCCATCCACGATTTCAGATTCGCCGACGTCTACACGAAGCTCGTACCCTGGACGCTGGTCCTCAGCAACGAGAGGAGACGCTGATGGAGGAGCTATTCAATTTCCTGGTAGCCAGCCTGCTTCGGCAGCGTGGAGGCGAGCGGGGCGTGGCTGGCGTGCGGCTTCCCATCACACTCGACACGCGAGATGAGTGTACGGTCCTGCGGATTTCCGCGAGATGCTATCCCAGCGGCTGGAACGTCAGGCTCTACGCGAAGGGCGACGACTCGCCATGGGGAGACGAGCCGATGAACAAGAATCGCTTGGTCGGAATCTACGGTGAGCTGGACCTCGAGGAGGCCCTCGATAAGCTCCGGCCCACCCTGAACTGGTTGGAGGGCAAGACCGATGGCAAGTGAGAAGCAGCCACTCGTCAAGATGGGCGAGGCAATCGTGGCGATTTTCTTCTTCGGCGTGATGGCGTTCTTGGCGGTCACGATGCTCACTGTGACCGGTCGCTGGGCCGTCTGGCTTTGGAGGCACTGCATTCCATGAAGGAGAAGGCACTCATAGCCAGGTGCAGGCCGCACTTCTTGGAGCGCGGTGTCGAGTACGAAAATCTGGCGGGCAGCAAGTACCAAGCGGGGCTTCCCGACTGGACCTGCATCACGCGAGACGGCATCGGCTTCTGGGTCGAGTTCAAGGCAGCGGCTCGCTGGAACATCAGCGTATTCCGCGGGCGACAGCGGCTCGTGCTCTTGCGGTGGGCGACGCGCGGATTCCCGGTATTCGTGGTCGGCCCGGGGTGGGTGCTCGACCTCACCGAATTCTGCAAGGGCGACGGGACCGACATGAACAGAGGGTGGTACGCATGTGCGAATCCGAAGGAAAGCGTGACACAGATTCTGGCTCTGCTCTACGCGAGACACTCCACGAGCTAGCCGAATCCCTGCCACCGGAACGCGAGAGCGACGGGACGCGTTTTGCGGAGAACTGCAAGCGGGGAGGCTGTGACCGTCGCGGTCGCAAGGTCTGCCCGCTCTGCCGGGACTACGTGCCCTCGCGACAGAGCCGCTACTACCACTGCTCCCGCTACCTGCAACACCGAATCATCTGTGACCTCCCGAAGTCGGCGTGTGCCGACTGCCCCTATCGCTTGGAGCCCGCTCCGCGTGGTCGGCCAAGCGAGTATCATCGGGATGGCTGGACCGAAGAGACACGCCGCCAATACTTTCGCGAGTATCGTCGGCGACAGCGAGCCAAGAGGAGGGCCAAATGAGAACACGTCGTTGCTACTGCGGCACCACGTATCTGGCGGTAGCCCGCGGGCATTCCGAGGACACGAGAACCTGCTCGAATTGCGGTCGCCGCGAGGTGCACATCGGCACACACGAGCGAACACGCGTGCTCTTGATGTGTGCGGGCGTCGGCTCTCGCTGGGCTCGCGAGGAGCCCAAGCAATTCGTGGACATCGATGGCGAGCCGCTCATCGAGCGGACGCTGAGGCTGCTCGGCGGCCAGCCACTCGTCATCGTAGCTCGCCATGCCCGTTTCGACGCTGTTGCCACGGGCAAGGCTACCGTCAGCACACATCATCCCGCGAGCCACGAGACGCTCCTCGATTCCATCTACTGCACGCAGCTGGAGCTCGGCACCGCAACGCGCACCATCGTCTTGCTCGGGGACGTGCTCTATACCGAGGCCTGCCTCGAACTGATTTTCGGGCTCGCGACGGACTTCGCGGTCGTCGGCGATGACATGGAAATCTTCGGGATGACCTACACCGAAGTGCATCACAAGGCCCTCATGGCTCTGATGGAGCAACTCCGGAAGGACGCGCCCATCGACGGCCGACCACGCACTTACTACCGCGGTCGCATTCGCCAGCTCTACCGACTGTGGAACGGGATTCCCGAGAATCGCCACTGGTGGTGCGGGAACTACTATCACCTCGAAGACGGCACGCAGGATTTCGATACCGTGGAGGAATACGACGCATGGCTGAGACGACGGTCGTCAACCTGAGAGATAAGCCGGCTCGCCCTTACTGCCGCATCGACCGGGTCACCATCTACGGGAATCCATTCGTCATTGGCCCCGATGGAGACCGCGAGCAAGTGCTCCGGAGCTATGCCGTCTACTTCGAGGACCGCATCCAGCGAGACGCCCGCTTCCGAGCCGCGGTGCTCGCCCTGAAGGGCAAGCGGCTGGCTTGCTGGTGTGCTCCCGAGATGTGCCATGGAGACATCATCGTAGAATGGTTACAGCAACAATCATAGCGTTCGCCCTAACCGCCCTTGCGTGGCTCGTGTTCGCGGGGCACCACGGAGAAAGGAGACAGAATCGTGAAGCCGATGAACGACAACGTAGTGATTCGCCCAGATGAGGCCCCGACGCATTCGCCCGGCGGCATCATCTTGCCCGATGAGGCCCGCAAGAAGGAGCGACCGGTCGCTGGCGTCGTGCTCGCCAAGGGCCCCGGGAAGTGGGTCGAGGCCAAGCTCGACGCTGCCTCGCTCCGAGCCCGCGACGTCGGCACCTACACGCTCGACCGTGTGAAAATCGTGGTCGGCCGTCGGCCCGTGGCCCTCGAGGTCGGGATGCGAGTGCTCTTCCCGAAATACGCAGGCGTCTGGGTGAAGCTCGACGGAGTGCCCGTTCAGATAATGCCGGAGAGCGACGTGCTCGCCATCATCGACGCAGGTACCGAAGCCTCATTCGATACCTAGAAGGGAGGGAGCATGGCCAGCAGCCTCAAGCGATACCGAGCCTGGCTCCCGCTCGGGTGTCTCTCGGATGAGGAACTCGAACGAGCCTTCAATGGCGTCGCCGTCTTGGTGCACGCTCACATGCTACCGCGGCGAGAAGCCGCCCAGCGATTGACCGTGGCTCTGCTCACGGTGAACGCTGCCCGAGCGGACGCCCTTCAGTGTCAGGGGATGCGTGGCGGTCGATGCGCGGAGCCGCTGTGGTTCTCCTTCTGCACAAGCTGTCCGCTCTTCCAGCGGCAACTCGAGGATTTCAGTGCGGCCATGAAAGCCCTGACCACGACGCTCGCCGCTTATCAGGTCGAGCCCAGCAAGCTCGATGGCGTCCATCGAGACCACGCCTTCGGGCATCTCTCGCGAGATGAGGAATAGCCTGTTCAACTAAATGCATGTCCCTCCTTCCGGAGGAAACGGGCGACTCGGGATTCGAGGTCGAGACTGTTCAACAAAATGCATGTCCGAAGAATCCTCAGACTCTGAACAGCTCGCTGAAAGGTGCAGAAGTGAAAATGAGAGGAGAGCGAACATACATATAGTTGAACAGTTTCTGCTCGCAGAAATGGAGCCATGGATTTTTGCCGTCGGCCTGCGGGTGAAGGGTAGAGGGACGAAGTTGAAGGTGAAAAGGACCATTCTCATTCTCATTCTCGCAGCCAGTTCTTGAATGATTCGGAACGGGAAATTTTGTGCGAAATATAGTGCGACATGGAGCAAGTCGCTCTTGACTCTGCTAGCCGCGTGTGCTATGCTCTGCTCAGAGATGCGAGCCTCGACTCGCCTTTTCCGGAGAACTGGAATGTGTTTGCTCGTCCGCTTGACGCCCGCCATCGCCCGAGAGATGCGTGAGGTAATCGCCAATGCCAAGAGGCCAATACCCACACAAGCCTCGAGGCCCGAGAGCGGAGAAGGACCGCGACGCGATTTCAGCGGGCAACCGACGTAGGCTCGTGGCCGACGACCGAGATTTCCCGACGCCGCGAAAATCGACCGCGTGGGGCCAGCGTTGCAGTTCAACGTGTTCAGCCACGGGCGAACGTTGTCGCAACTGGGCCGTTGCGGGCTCGACGCGCTGTCGCAAGCACGGCGGGCATGTGAGAAATGGTCGGAGGAATCTGATGCGAGGCCGCTACACGGGGCACTTGAAATCGGAAACGCTGAAGGCTCTATACGAGAAGGAGCTGGAAGCGGACGATATCAAGGACCTCACCGACGAGATTGCTCTCGCCCGAGCGTTCACCGCCGCGTGTCTGGAGAAGCTCGGCACCGTGGAACTTGCAGACCTCGAGGCGCGGCAGATTGCCACGGTGCAGGTCTTCGTGAAAGACGTCGGGAACCTCGTGGAGCAGATGGCCCGCGTCGAGCAACGCTTGGAAGCCACGCTTTCGGCCGCCGACCTCTATGCGGTCACCTCGCAGATACTGGAGGCGGTTCGTCGGCATGTGAAGGACCCAGCAGTGCTGGAGGCTCTTGCGAATGAGGTTGAAGGACTCATTGTGCTACGACCTGGCCAAAGGCCTGAGGACGGAGGCGATGGGTCTGCGGAATCGGGAGCTGTTCCGAGCGGACCCGACGATGTATTCGAGGACACGCCTGAGATTCAACCCGTGGATAGGGCAAGCGAAGGTGATGCGAGCGGTGGGGAGGGCCCTTGATGGCTCGGGCCCGACCATCATCGCAGTGCACTCTGGCAATGGGGTAGGTAAGACGAGCATCTCGGCTGCCGCTGCGTTGTTCGCGTATGAGGAATACCGAGCCACCGTCGTCACGACCGCGCCCACGGGTAGGCAGGTGCGTGAGCTTCTGTGGAAGGAGATTCATGGCCATTGCCATCGGGCGAAAGCCACTGGCCGCCCGATACCCGGTCGCTTTTTGACAGTCAAGGCTGAGCGTCGCCCAGGTTCCAAGAACATGATTCTTGGATTCTCGACCGACGACCAGCAGAACATCCAGGGCTTTCACGCGCCCATCCTTCTCGTCATCGTCGATGAGGCCAATGGCTTCCCTGACGACCTCTATGAGGCCATTGATGGGAACATCACGGGGCAGCGGTCGGTGCTAATGATGATTGGCAACCCGCTGGTGCCCGTCGGCCGCTTCTACGATGCCTGCGAGACCACGGATGGCAGCGTGGAGGTAATCCATCTGGATGCCCTAGAGCACCCGAATGTGACATCGGGTGAGGAGGGAATTCCCGGGGCGGTGACGCTCAAGTGGGTGGAGGATAAGCGGCAGCGATGGGGCGAACATCACATGCTCTATCAGGCTCGTGTTCGCGGCCTTTTCCCGAGCCATGCCCTCGATACCTTCTGGACACCGACCGAGGTGCGAGCCATGGTCGACCGCCCGCTCGCCCAAGAGGGCGGGCCCAAGGTGGTGAGCATCGACGCCGCTCGATTCGGTGACGATGCGGCGGTCGTGTTGGCGATGGATGGCGGGCGGGTAGTTGCTCACAAGCAGTTCCCGAAGAGCGACACCCGCATCATCGTCAATGGGGCTCTCGCGGTGATGCAATTCGTGGACCTCTACGTGGTAGACGATTGCATCGGGACGGGCGTGGCGGATAAGCTCAACGAGATGGGCAAGCACGTGCATTCCTTCAATGGAGCCAAGAAGCCTTGGGGCGAGCCATCGGACGACATTGAATTCGGCAACTGTAGAGCCGAAGCGTATTGGCTGGCGAGTCGCGTGAGTGAAGCGGTTTCCCTTGACGACGACCCGTGTTGGGAGCACCAGCTACCGCGAATCAAGTACTTCTTCCAGCCCTCCTCGCAGCGACTCTTCGTGGAGCCGAAGGAGAAACTCAAGAAGGCCCTCGGCCGCTCGCCCGATGACGCTGACGCGCTGGTAATGAATCTGTGGGCTCAAGTGAGGTTGCTGACGTGAGACTGACCGAGGTCACGCACCGCAATGAGTTGCCCTTCCTGCTGCGGTCGCGCGGCGTGGAGAGCATCGTTGAGGTCGGGAATGGGAATGGCACACATCTAAAACAGCTAGCCCAGGCAGAGCCTCGGCTGCTTGTGTCCGTGGATGTATGGCTAGGTGAGTGCGGCTCTACCGAAGACACGCTTCGGATGCTGAAGTTCTGGGCGAGCCAGCAGCCGTTCGAGGTGCTGTTCTGCGAAATGACATCGGTAACAGCCGCGCTGCGATTCGCCCGAGAGGGTCGGCAGTTTGATTTCGTCTACATCGACGCAGACCACAATTACCAACCGGTCTACGACGACCTGCGAGCGTGGTGGCCACGTGTGAAGCCCGGCGGGATATTCGCGGGGCACGACTACCGAACGCCAGAGCATTACAGCTCGGCGAACACATATCGCGGTTTGCGAAGGGCTATCGACGAGTGGGAAGCGGAGGTTGGTCTGCCGATTCACAAGGGTCTGGCTTGCTCCTCGTGGATGCTGGAGAAGCCCGATGAGCGACCGCATAAGAGTTGAGGAATCGTGGGCTCCCAATACCGGGCAGATGGAAGCCCACCATCGTGAAAAGGTCGAGGGCCATTGCCCCTTCTGGAAGACTCAAGGGCATGTGAGCTACTGCGACCTGACGGGAATCACATGCCACTATGGCTTGACGGAGACCGAGGTGCCCGACCTTTGCCCGCTGAGGGAAGGCCCCGTGATTAGGACCGTGTGCCTTGAAAGTTAGGAGCTTCCCCCGCAGCGGTACGCATTGGCTGATGGCCCTGCTGTGGACGAACTTCAAGCTGGGCGATGCCCCGAACACGCAGCCGGTTCGGCATACGGCCGCGCCCGGGGAGAACGTCTGGGCAGGGCCAGATGGAAAGTGCCCGTGGCACCACCTCTTCGGTGGGCATGGGCTTTTCGGATTTCAAGAGGAGCCGAGCGAGTGCATCTACATTGTGCGACATCCCTACGACGTGTTTCGGTCGCTGTATCGACACGTCCGAGCACCGCAGCCCTTTGAGGAATGGATGCACCTCGACGCGAGAGCGGCCGGGCTTTCGTGGATATACGATGCCGCGCTCCCGATGTGTGAGTTCTGGCTCGGGCACGTGGGCTCTTTCATGGGCCACGAGCAGGTCGAGCTGGTCACCTACGAGGAGCTACTCGACGACGCGACCGATGTGCTCTGGCGGTTGCAAGAACGATTCGGGCTCTTGATAACGCAGGAGCTGGATGTGAATCTCCCGAGAGTGGGCTGGGACCCTGGCGACGGGGCTTGCACGCCTGCTACCGTGCCGCCTTCGGTGCGAGCCCACTTTCGGCTCAAGTGTGGCGATACCATTATGGGGTACAAACTCTAATGTGGCCCTTCTCTGACCGAAAGCAAGACCTGGAACAGCGGTTCCTTGACCTGCTCGAAGCGGATGTGCTCAAGTATGCGGAGGCCGACCCCGACCTGCCAGTCGGAATGACGCTCACGCAGCTGTTGAAAATGGAGGGCGAGACTCCGCAACAGCGAACGCAAATCGTAAAGTATATCCGCAAGCTGGTCAAGACCAACACCCACGTCCGCGGGATTCTCCGCACCTATGTGAAGTACATCGCCCGCGCGGGATTCGCCTTCAATCTGAAGGATGCTCAGTTGCAGACCAGGTGGAACCAGTGGGCAGAACTGAACGACTGGCCCGGTCGCCAGAAGCTCATCGTGAAAAGGGCGTTGCGAGATGGTGAGGTGATGGTGTGGTGGCAACAGCATAATGGCATGTTGCTTCCCCGATTTCTCGACCCCTTGCTGATAAACAACAACAACGTGTCGCTCGCATCGGCTTACAAGGAGGGCGTCAAGCCCAACCCTGACGACCCTGAGCAGCCTGAGTCCTATCTCCATCAGAATTTCGGGGAGATTCCTGCCGATGAGGTGACGTGGTATCGCACAGACGACGAGATGGGCTGTGGCCGCTCGTGGCCTTGGTTCTGGCTGATTGCCATGAACGCGAAATCGTATCGGGCATGGCTCGACGACCGCATCAAGTTGAATCGGTTGCGAACCGCCGTCGCGATGGTGCGAAAGCATCCGCGAAAATCGAAAGCTCAAGTGCAGTCATGGCTGGCCTCACGCAAGAACGCGGGCAGCCAGACCATCGACCCTCGCAAGGACGACACTACCGTGGACCAAGAGCGGTGGCGAGGGGCTCAAGTGTTCGACCTCCACGGTGAAGAGGACCTTGAGTTCAAGCGACCGAACATCGATGCCCGAGACGCTCGTTACGACGGCCGGGCTCTCCTGCTAACGCTCGCGGCGAGCACCGGGCTCGCGGAGTACATGGTGACGGGAGATGCCGCGAACAACGCCTATGCTTCGGCATTGGTGAGCGAGGGCCCCGCCGTCGTCGAGTTCGAGTCATTCCAATCGTATTTTGAGAAGCGGTTCAAGAGCGACTGTCTGCGCGTGCTGGAGTGGATGTCCCTGAGTGGCTGGAAGGGCGACGAGAACCTGGACGTGGTCGAGGTCGCCGCTCCGCGAATCAAGTCCCGCGAAATCCTCGACGAGACGCGGGCGAACGAAACGCTCTACGATAACGAAGCCATCTCTCGTCGTGAATGGCAGCGACGAGAGGGCGTGGACCCTGAGGTGATGGCTCGGGAACGTGGTGAAGAGGAAGGTGAAGAGCTGGGCGTGGGCGACACGGATGTGCGCGGCGGTCGCCCGCCCGAGAACCCGACGCCGCCCGAAGATGAGGAGACGAAAAATGCCGGAGCCGAATCCACTCCTGCGGCTGCTGCGGCGGGTTGAGGAAGCCGACTGGACGCCGCCCCCGCTCGCCGAACCGAACGATGAGGATATCGAGGACGAGCACGAGGTATTCGACGAAGCCGAGCGGCTGGTGCCCGAAGGGACCGGCATGGCTTCCTTTGAATCCTCGGTCGTCGTGCGGGATTTCGACCGCTATTGGCGGCGAGGTAAGGTCCCGAAAGAGGTTGCCACCGACGCGATTCTCCTGCTGGAGCGCGTCCTTACTGAGAAGGGAGTTCTCTAATGGCGGAGCCGTCTACTGAGAACGCAGCCCGAGTGCCACTGAGGAATCTGCTCGCCGCGCTCACCGCAGCCGGTGCCCAGACGTGGCTCACGGTCGATGCGAATGGTAAGCTCCTTGTGGCTTCGAGTGAGGCTGCTCGGAACATCCTCAACATCGACCAGCATGTCGCGGCCGTCGCATCGAGTCTGCTCTCGGCGAGCGTGACTTTCTCGGCCTCGCTCGCTCGTCTCACGCTCATTGTGAATCCGAATGGCGACAGCGATGCCATCGGTATCAATATGGGCGGAGCAGCGGTGGCGGGGAGCCAGCTCCTGCAACCTGGCGTGTACACGTGGGATTGTAACAAGGCTGTCGCTGACACCATCACGGTGATTCGGGACGACGACGAAGATGTCAAGATTACGGTCATTCAGGAGGGCTAGCCATGAGCGGATACTTCTACGCACCGCCGGCGAGCCCGCCGCCGCTCGCGAGTGACCTCCGAAAAGACGTCGTGGTCGGGGCGGTGACCGGAACTTGCGCGGTCCCGACTGCCGCACAGGTGCTCGACGGTATCGACGTGGATGATACTGAGGGCAACGTGGAATTGCCGGCCGTGACCGATGTTCGGAATGACGTGGATTTCGGGCCGGGCGGTGGAAGCACTGGGTCGCTCGACGGCTATCACATCGATGATGGCTCGGGGCTCGTCGGATATTACGATGAGTTCACGGCATACATGTGGTTCCCGGCTTTCGCGTGGTGTTCGGGTTGGGGCGATGAGTGTGACATAAGCTCGCTGACGGCGTTGAAGGGCTACAACTTCTACGGCGCGGCTTGCACGAAAATCAAGTTCCCGAGCACGGCTCCGACGGTCTGCGAGAACTGTGGCATTCAGTATTGCCCGCTGGACAGCAACGACTATCTCGACTTCGAGGATTGGACTGCCCTCGAGGTTCTCGACTGTGGTGATACCGTTGACGGCGGGCGACCGAACGTGGCAGGCTGCACCGCGTTGGCCCAGATTGGATTCTACGCAGACACGCGTGCCCTTGAAGGTATCGACGGTCTGGAGGATTCCGTGGTTGACGGATGTTATTCTTGGGCTGGCGTCGGTGTGGGAATGGTGGCAGCGGAAATCAATAACATCCTCATCGACCTCGATGCGACGGGTGTGAATAATGGTTACTGCGACCTGACTGGTTCCCACGCCGCACCGACGGGTGCGGGTGCTGCGGCCAAGACGAGCCTGCAGGGCAAGGGCTGGACGGTCGACACGAACTAGAAGGAGAAGTACGATGCGGGAAATCACGACCACCAAACGCATCACCGTGAAGCAGGTAGAACTCGCCGCGGGCGAAGCGGTCTTGCTGGTGGACGGTGATACCAGCGTCGCATTCGTGGCGGGCAAGACGGGCGATAAGAAGACGTATCCCTCGCGGATGAAGGTGTTCATCGGTTCGCAGAGCGACCTGGAGCAGAAGGCGAAGGACGACGGGCTCAAGGTCGGCAACCGAGAGAAGTACCTCAAGCGAATCGGTCGAGACAAATGGGGCAAGAAAACCGAGGCTGCCCCGGCCACGCCGTGACCGAGGCCTAGAGAAAGGAGGTGTGGATGCGGACCAAGTTCGGGATAGTGGTGGCAGTCCTGCTTTGCGTGGGGCTGCTGCTCGTCGGGTTTTGCGGGTGCGTCGCTCCCGCGGCGGGTCGTTCGCAACAGCTCGGCACGTACCTCTCGGGGTATCCGTTCACCGTCAACGCGCTGAAAGCGAAGGTGAAGAACGGCGACTACTCCGTGGCGGTAGTCAAGGAACTGATGGCAGCCGAAAACGACGCGTGGGATGCCTTACTGAAGATGCAGGCCGCCCTTCTCGTCGGCGATACCCAACAGTTCGACGCCGCCCAGAAGGTATTCGTGTTGAAGTTCGCAGTGCTCAACCAGGCTCTGATGCGACGGAAGGAGAAGGACGACGATGGCTGACGATGACAAGAAAGACGCCGGCACCTGTCCGGTGGTTCAGCTGTTGCTTCCGTTGCTCATCGACTGGGTGGCGAAGTGGCTCGCCTCGAAGAGCGTGCCGCTCTCGCCCGAGCAGTTGGAGGCTCTGAAGGCACCGGCTCAGGATGCCCACGAGTCGTTCCAGGAAACTGCGGCGGAGTTCATCCGCAGGAAGGAGAACGGCGATGACGGTGGACCTAGCACCGGGTAAGAAAACCTTCATCGTCTCCATTCTCGTGCTGCTCTTCGTGGCAGCCCGCAACGTGTTCGGCATCGAGGTGACCGAAGACAAGCTCGACACAATCATGGACATTGTCCTGGGCGTGTTGAGCATCTCGGCCGCCACGATTCGGATGGCGATTGCGAGGGTGGAGAAGAAGGTCGATTCCGGCGGGCCGCCTCCCGCACCTCCGTAGTGCGAGTGAGGTGATGGTCAGGGCGAGCCGCGGGTGGGCGAAAACCTGCCCGCGGCGTTAGAGCGATTGGCAGCAACGCGTTGCGACCAGGTGGAGAACTGGAAATGGCACTGAGTGAAGGCGACAAAGCAATCGTGGCTTCGGTGGCTGCGGAAATGATAGCGGAGATTGTGCCCAAGATGCTTGACGCTCACCAGCAGGGCTGCCCGGTCGGGCGAAGGTTGGTGTTCATCGCGGGCGTGGCAGTTGGCGTCATGGCTTGCTTGGGTGGCGGTTTTCTGTTCAAGATGTTTGGGGTCTGAACGTGTGGCGAAGAGCGTTCCCGACCGCATCCATGCTGACCTGCTCGCGTGGCGAGCCAAGCTGTTGCGGTACGAGACGAAGGAAGCCCAGCGGGTGCAGCGGGCTTACCTCTATCACTTCAAGGACCTCGAGCAGGCTGTTCGGGATGCCGTAAGCGGCCGCGCCACTGCCGCTGAAGTGATGCCCAAGGTGCAGGCGGTGCTCGCCGAAGCTTCGCGGTGGGTAGCCGAGCATCTGGAAGACGAACTCACGACCTTGCTCGCAGCCGACTACGAGAAGGTCACGATGATTCTCGCCGAGCATTGGCCCGGCGGGTTGCAGAGAGTCGCAGAAGCCAAGGGAATCGACAGTAAGATTCCGAATGTGCTCTACAAGCCAATGCGTCGGAAGGACGCGGAGGCAATCGTCTTTGGCAAAGTGAAGGGCAAGAACTGGAAAGCCCGCATCGACAAGATTTCGCCGACGCGAGCCAAGAAGGTGCGAGCTACGATTGCCCACGGAATTTCCAAAGGGCAGGGCATGGCCCCAATCGCCCGCAGTGTCCGCAAACAAATGAAAATGGCGGGCTATGAGGCAAGCCGCTTGGTGCGGACCGAGGTGCAGCGAGTAACGACGTCCGCTGCCGAAGCCGCTTACCAAGCGAACAAAGACATCATCAAGGCCCTGCTCTACACGGCAACTTTCGATACGCGAACGTGCGAGGTCTGCGGTGACCTAGATGGCACCGAGTGGAACATCGAGGACAACACGAAGCCCGTTGTCCCGCAGCATCCGAATTGCCGCTGCCTTTATCTGCCGGTCACGAAGACCTTCAAGGAGCTGGGCCTGAAGGGGCCCGACCTCTCGACGACCGAGCGAGCTTCCTTGAAGGGCTACACGAAACGGCGAACGTGGTCGCAGTATGTGGCGACGCTGAATAAGAGTCAGCTGGCTGAAATCTTCGGACCGCAGAAGGTCGCCCAGCATTCGGTGAAGGAATTGCTGGGCCAGAAGCACGCCGCGAAGCTCGGCGACCTTGACAAGGGTGTGGCGAAGCACGCGCAGGCTACGAAGGCTGCGAAGGATAAGCGGCTTGCCGGTCCGCGATGGCGAGGGTCCTTGACGCGGGCCGAGCGAGAAGCCATCAAGGATTGGAAGTACACTGCCTATGAGTCGATTGTAAAGACCGAACTCCAAGGCAAGCCGATGCGGGGCTGGATGGCAGACACGGTCCGCAACATGGACCAAGCTCTGATTAGGGCGAAGCCCTACACGGGTGAAACATTCCGCGGTCTCTCGTTTAGCTCCAGGGCGAAATACGAGCGATTTCGGAAGCAGGTGAGCCGGAAGGGTTATCGGTTCAAGGCTCACACTGCGACCTCGCAAAAACAAAGTGTGGCTCGGGCTTTTGCTGCGGAAGATTCTTATGGAGCAGTGCTTCACATTCGGTCGAAGTCGGGCGTGGACATTACACGGATTGATGGCTTTCGCGGTGAGCAAGAAGTGCTGTTTCGACCGGGAGCAAAGTTTCGGGTCGTGGAAGTAGTTGAACGGATGCCTGAGAAGAAATGGTTCCACACATGGCAGCCAAGAAAACTCGAGGTCCATCTCCAAGAGATTTGAGGATGCGGCGATTTGGTAGTGTCGATGCCGAAGACCTAGAGCCCATCCCGCGAGAGCGAGGCACGCGACCGGTAAAGGTGAGGCGAGCCGATGCCGCTAAGAAAGTGCAGTAACGGAAAGTACGCCATCGGGAACGGTGCGTGTATCTATACGAAGGAATCAGGCGAAAAGGCCTACGCGGCATACCGAGCCCGAAAGCACGCGAAGGAGGAAGTTGACATGGGAAAGGGAACGAAGCGGGCGGGCACGCTCCAGTTCTTCGCCGTGCAAGAAGGCATTCAAGCCGGCGCGGACGATGACTGGGTGCTCCGCAATGTGGCCCTCTGCGGAGGGCGGTCGGTGAATGGTCGGCGGTATCCCGCAGCGGTGCGGAAGCGGCGAGCGAACCTCTACGAAGGGGCCAGCGTCTTTGCCAATCACGACCCGACCAAGGATGCGAGCAAGGTGCGGGATGTGCAGGACCTGCTGGGCAGTGTGCACGGCGTCTGGTTTGACGAAGCCGCGAACATGCTCAAGGCCAAGGAAATGCACCTCATCGCAGACGACCCGCTCGCCGCGAAGGTGCGGACCATTGCCCGCACACAGCCGCATATTCTGGGGCTTTCACACGAAGCCCGGGTGCGGTACGCCAAGACACGACAATCGGGTGACCTCGTGGTAGAGGACATCCAGAAAGTCAGGCGCGTTGCAGTCGTGACTGAGTCGGCCACGACGGCGAACCTTTTCGAGGCAGCCGACTCCGTAGGAGGAGATGACATGGAGTGGGATGACGTCACGGTTGAAGCCGTGAAGGAAAACGCTCCCGAAGTCGTCGAGGCACTCACGAAGGAGATTCGGGAAAGCCTCGAGACGGAGGTGCGTGAGGAAGTCGAGAAGACCGTCGGCAAGGATGCGACGGTCGAGAAGCTCAAGGCCGACCTCGTGGAAGCCCAGAGCGGCGACAAGGACAAGAAGATTGCCGACCTGACCAAGCAGCTGGAGAACGGCAAGCTGGTCGATGAGGCAGTCGGCGAGTCCAAGATTCCGCCGCGCTTGGTCACCGCGGCCTTCCGCAAATCGCTCATGGCGATGGAAGGTAAGGAAGACATGGTCGAGGCCTGCAAGGACCGAATGCTCGTCGCCAACGAGAAGCCCGTCGCCAAGAGCGACGACGCGAGCGAAGCGGCGGGCGGCGGTTCGGGCGAAGACGGCAAGCCGACCGCGAAGGATGCCGTCGCCGCCGTCAAGGGCTAGAGTCGAATCGGCTCCTGGTAGCCGAATGTTGAGCCCATGGCTCATTCCGTGTTGACGCATTTTGGAGGCACTCACGATGAGTGACGTCAAGAGACACGTGCGCGGCCCGGAGCTGTATGTGAAGTGCAAGGTCGAGTCGGCCACGGTTATCGAAATCGGCGACTTGGTCTACGGCTACACGTCGGCTTCCGTCCGCTACATCAAGCCCGCGAGCAGTTTCACGTGGGACACGAATCTGCTCACCACCCAGAAGGCCTACAAGCTCACCCACATGGGCGTGGCATGGCAGGCCTCCGCAGCCCTGGCGACCAAGGACGTTCTGGTCGACGCCAGTCCCGGAGCCCAGTTCCGATTCATCGTCGCGTCGAGCAAGTTCACGCAGGGCGAGATGATGGCCCCGGCCGACTCGGGCTCCAACACGCTGGAAAAGCAGACGCTGGTCAGCGTGGCGGGGCAGGGCGACGCTGCCATCTTCCGCATCGCCGAGGATTACCAGTCGGCGAACGTGACGGAGGTGCTGGTCACCAACCAGGCTTCCATCATGTACGACGACCTGAGCGACGCTGCTTCCGGCGACAGCTAATCGCCGGCCACGAACCCCGAACGCTTCGCCGCGCAGCCTAGCTGCGTAGAAAGCGACAGGAGACAGCAAGGACGGACTCTTTTTAGGAGGACCTCATTGTGAGGACCCAATCCCTGAAGTCGCTGGTCAGAAACCACGGCTCGGGCCCCGCTGGCGAAGCGGTCATGGAAGCCATCAATTCCGATGACGACGCCACGCGACTCGACCCGTCGGATTTCTCGGTCCGCGAACTGTGGGAAGCGTTTATGGGGCCGGTCGGTGTGACGCTCCAGTTCGCTTCCCCTGACGGCGCCGTTCTGCGAGAGGCCAACGAGGTTCTTGAAGCCCCGATGGACTCGACCATGTTCGCCGCCATTACCCAGACGTTGCTGGGTCGGGAGGTCATCGCGGCCTACGACGTGCCGAATCTCATCGGCGACCAGCTCGTCACTCCCTACCCGAGCAAGACCATCAACGAGAAGATTCCGGGCTTCCTGGCTTCGGAAGGCGTTGAAGAGGTCTTGGAGGGCGAGGCCTATCCGGAAAGCAAGGGCATCGGGCCGAAGTACGTGACGACTGATGTCGCCCTGAAGAAAGGGCGAATCATCAGTATCACGGAAGAGGCCGTGATGTTCGACCAGACCGGGTTGCTCCTCGAACGCAGCCGGGGTATCGGCCAGAAAGCCGCGCTCGCGAGGGAGGTCACCATCCTCACCGCAGCCTACGCGGTGACCTCGCCCTACTACCCCTCGGGCGTGCAAGACGCCAATTTCTATCAGGCGGCTGGGGCTGGCCAGAAGGGCAACCTGCTGGTCAATCCCATGACCGACTGGACCTCCATCGAGACCTCGCGGCAGGCTTTCGCCACGAGAACCGATGAGGAGGGCGACCCCATCATGGTCCAGGGGCTCGACATCGTGATTCCCGACGCCTTGCGGCAGCGGACGATTCGCGCGGTCGGCACCCAGATGGTGGTGGACGTCGAGAATGCGGCGGCAGGCACGCGCTCCTCGGAGATGCGGGCAGCCAATCCGCTCGCCCAGCTGTTGGGCGGGACTCCGCGGATTCTCGCGTCGTCGGTTATCGACGTGTCGCTGGGCATCACCAATGCCTGGCTGCACGGCGACTTCAAGAAGATGCTGCGGTGGAAGGAAATCTGGCCGCTCCAGACCTTCACCGTGCAGACGCCTGAAGACCCCGACCGATTCATTCGCGACGTGGTTGCGAAGTTCAAGGTCCGCTACTACGGTGGTGTGTTCGCCATCGATTGGCGGTACGGGAATCGCAACAACGCCGCCTAGCCAACACGCTCTTGGGAGATTCCGGGCGGTTGGCTCTCTCGGTCGCCGCCGCCCGGTTTTCTCCCAGGGGTCGATTGGAGGCTGCCGTGGCTGAATACACCGAGGCTGAAATCCGCGTGAAAATCGCGGCCATCGATGCACAGCTCGACACTCTGGTAGCCGCTGGGGTTCCGAGCAACAAAATTGGCGGCTCTGCTGGGCATTCCATTACCGCGGAGAAGTCAGTCGAGGCCCTGATGAAGTTGCGGAAGATGTGGGAGGACAAGCTGGAAGCCGTGGATACGCCGGGCTTCGAGCAAACCGATGTGGACATGAGCGATGCCTGACCGAACCGCTCAAGCGGCAATTGTCTTCGGATACTGGTCGCACGAAGCCACGCTGCGAGCAGCCACGGGCCATACGTTTTCGATTGATGGCCCCGTGGGAAAGACGGTGGCTGAGGTTACCGTCGACGTGGTCAAGGTAGATTTCACCGAAGACGAACTTGCTCTGCTGGGCGGGAACGCTCGGCAGGACCATAGCGTGTACCTGATTCACTCAGTCGACGCCATCGTCGTGCAAGACATGGCGAAGAACTTGCTCATCGACAATTCGGTGCAGTGGGAAATCCTTTCGTCGAATGGCGATGGTTTCGATACCGGGATTCGCATTCTATGCCGACGAAAAAACAGCTGATGTCGGTGACATGGCAAGGGATGCGATTCAACCGTGTGCTTGCGAAGTACCTCAAGCGATTCGAGGGCCGCACATGGGATATCCTTCGCAAGGTAGCCTTTGATGTAATTGCGGGCACCGCGAAGCTCACGCCCGTGGACACGGGTCGGTGTCGAGCGGCGTGGATTGCATTTCTGGAAACGGGCGGCATTACAGTGCCCGTGACCGGGAAGAACGCTAGCTCCGCTGCGATAGCGGATGGTAAGAAATCGGCGAGCTGGCGGTTCAGTAGAGTCGGCAAGGAGATTCGTGTTACCAATGGCGTGCACTACGTGGTGTTCCTTGAATTCGGTTCTAGCCAAAAGGCTCCCGATGGAATGCTTCGCAAGACGTTGGTAAAGTTCCGCAAGAAGTTCGAGGCTTACTTGAAAAAGGCAGTCTGATGTTCAAGTGGCTGGTTCGCCTCTTCGATGGTCCGCGGTGCTCGCCCGAAGCCTGCGACTTGCCGATGTATCAGGCGGCGACGGCGAAGGTGCCCGGAGCGAAATGGGTAATCCTGAATCTGCGGGAAGACCGCGTGCAAGCCAAGTTGGTGACACCCGCGGGCGTGTATCAAGATTTTGGCAAGACCGAACTCGAAGCTCGCCTGCTGGTTCTTGGAAAGTATCTTGGGAAACCGGTAAATGCCCGAGACGTGGGATAGCGACGACTGGTTGGTGCTCCTGAAGCGAGCCGTCTACGGCGTGGTGGCTGCTTGGTGTACCGCGGAGAGCGTGGATTTCGTGCCGCCCGAGCTGGAGACGGGCGAGCGAACTCTGTGGTGTCGCCCGAAGCTCATCGAGGATGCCGGCGTACCTGCGCGGAGCAGTGAACGCTGGAGCCATCCACTCGTGCAGGTTGACCTGTTCAAGCAGGAGCCGACGGGCGTAGGAGCGGTAACGCGCGATTGGATTACCGACGATAAACGAGCGGAGAGTCTGCGAGCGGTGTTGCATCAGGTGACGATAAATCTCCTCGATAGCACATCCACTCTCGTAGGATACCTGCGGCTCGATGAGGCGAATCTTACCTACCTCGGAGTTGAGGAAGGTAGCCACCATTGGATGGTGGAGGTCACAGGAAAAGTGCAAGTATAGGAGGTCGACCGATGCCAGAGGTGACCAAGAATCTGCGGGATGGCCAGCTGACCATCAAGGATGGAGCAGCGGCGACCATCGTCGTTGCTCTCGACGAGGGCGACTTGTCGTTCACGGTGGATACCACGCCGCGAGAAATCAAGGACCGCGGTGCTCACGACCATCTTCGCCTCGGCGATGAGAATGCTATCGAAATGAGCTTCACGTGCAAGTTCACTCGGTACCAAGGTCGTGGCGGCGGGGACCCTTCCGTTCGCGACGGGCTCAAGCAGGAAGGGAATGCGAGTGGGTGGACCACGACGAATACCGATGGCGGTGACGTCTACACCACCGACCTCGATTTCCTGATTTCGGACCCCGACGGCACGAACGAGCTTCTCGCGTTCGCGAAGTTCGCCGTCGACACGCTGGAGTTCTCAGAGGGTGAGGAATACGACACCTTGTCGGTGTCGGGGAAAGCCTACGGTGGGCTGACTCCCTCGCATACCTCGTAGTTGAGGAAAGGAGACCGAGATGCGTATTGGAGACCGAGAGGCATCAGAGGCGAAGGTAGTCGAGGTCGAGCTGGACAATGGCGTGCAGGTAACGATGCACGCTTTGCCCTACGGCTTCGTGAACGATGTCGAGAGTTGGCTCCCGGTGCCCGCCCCGAAGGTGGTTGGGTTTATGCGGGAAAAGGGCAAGTTCGTTCGCGACGAGAACGGGAAGCCCTGTCCGCTGTATGCGGAGAGCAATCCCGAAGGCGATGCGGTCGAGCTACTGCGCGTGATGGTCTTGCTCTGGCGGGCCATGCGAGACGACCCTTCGGTGCAGTTCTCGACGCTGGAGCCCGAGGGCGGGATTTCCAAGGAGAATGCCCGAGCATTCGCCGAGGGAATCAAGAGCGAGTTCGATGCGTTCCAGATGACCGCCCCCGATTTCCGGGCACTCTCGAATGCCGTCCCCGAACTCACGGGTGTGACAGAGGAGGAGGTCGAGGCCATGAAGGCCGCTCGCTTTTCTCGGGTCGGTTAGCCGAGAGCGAACGCTAGAGTACTACGTGTACCGAGCGTGCGAGCGGTTTCGCGTGATGCCGAGAACATTCCGTCGGCTCACACGCCACGACCAACTAGCTCTGCTAGCCTATGAGGAGCTACGCCAAGACGAGGAAGCTGGGAAGTTTGACAAGCGAGGTAGGATGCCACGCATCCCTCGTAGGAGACGGTGATGGCGACCTCCATGACCGCGGGCTTGACCGCGGTATTCAAGGCGAACACGCGACCATTCAACCGGGTAGTCGGCCGGCTGGGTAAGATTACTCGCTCGGCCATGAAGCAAGTCAGGAGAGCGGTGGTTATCGGGACCGCCGCTCTCGTGGGCCTTGGGGTGGCTGCGTATCGAGCGGGTGCCGCTTACGAGAAGGCGTGGGCTGAAGTCACCACCATTTCCAACGATTCCGCCGAGACCATGGCGCGGATGCGGAAGGAGGTGATTGCTCTATCCATTGCCACGGGCCAGAAGGCCACGGGGCAAGCGCGTGCCTACTACCAGACGCTCTCGGCAGGCATCACCGATGCAAACGATGCCATGACGGTAATGAAGGCTGCGTCGAAACTCGGCGTGGCTGGTATGTCGGATACCGAGACCGCGGTCGATGCTATCACCACGGTGCTCAACTCGTATGGGCGGGCTGCTGGTGATTCAACACAGATTTCCGACGTGATGTTTGAGACGGTGCGGCTCGGTAAGATTCGCCTGAACGAGTTCGCGGGTCAGATTGGTAAGGTTGCTCCCATCGCAGCCACTGCGGGAATCTCCTTCGAGGAAGTCGCGGCTGCGACAGCTCGCCTGACCTTGTCGGGTCTGGAAGCACGGAAAGCCACCACGGGGCTGCGGGCTACGATGCTCGCCTTCATTCGCCCTACACAGGATGCCAAAGACGCAGCGGCCTCAATAGGATTCAACCTCTCCGCAGCCACTCTGCGTACTCGCGGCTTGGCTGGAGCCATGGGCGACCTCATCAAGAAGGTCGGGCAGTCGGGCACGGCATTCGACAAACAATTGGTCGGCAAGCTCGCCGAGGTACAGAATGCCACCATGGCTTACTACAAGGCACAGAAGCGAGGCGGGCCCGTGGCAGCCGCTGCCAAGAACCGCTTGAACCTGTTGCGGATGCAATACGACCAGATGGTCGAGAACGGGAACGACAACATCTCCATGCTCGCCAAGCTGGTGCCGAATGTGCGAGCACTCGGTGCGGTGGCTGCTCTGACCTCGGGCGGGGTCGGCAAGCTCGACGATATCCTAAAGCAGATTCGCGGCTCTGCCGGCTCTACTGAGAAGGCCTTCGGAAAAATCGCAGCCACGACCTCCTTCAAGTTTGCCCAAATTCGCCGAGCGGGCGAGGCTCGCCTCATCGGGCTTTTCGATTGGGCGAAGGAACGCATCACCGCGAACTGGAAAGCCATCACCGCAGCCACCGATTGGGCATGGTCGGCAATGCAGGCCATCTGGCAGAACGTCGGCAAGCCCGTGTTTATGCAAGTCATCGCCATCGGCCAGCAAGTCATCGCTTGGGTGCAGGCTGCATGGCCGACCATCCTGCAGACCGCGACCTATGTGTGGAATTCGGTTCGCGACGTGGCGATTCTTGCGTGGACGAATATTTCCAAGGTCGTTGGCGGGATGGTGCTCGCCATCAAGGACACTATCGTCAACAACTGGGAATCCATCAAGGCGGTGACGAAGGGCGTGTTCGACGCTATCATGGCCATCTTCAAGGTCGTGTTCTCGGAGTTCGGTGTGCGAACGATGGCTGCCATTGGAATTGTCCTCGCTGCGGTCAAGGTATTCATGGTGTTGAAAGCAGCGTTCATCGCGGTCAAGGTAGCGGTGCTTGCGTTCAACGCTGCCATCGCTCTGAATCCCATCGGAGCCATCGCCATCGCCATCACCGCAGCCGTTGCCCTAATCATAATGCACTGGGACAAAATCGGTCCCTACTTTACGGCATTGTGGGAAGGCATCAAGGCAGTGTTTGAGGCGGTGTGGTCGGCCATCACCTGGATTGTCCGCAAGTATTGGGAAGGCGTCAAGCTCTACTTCAAAATCTGGGCAAAGGCCTTCGAGTATTTGTGGATTGGAATCAAGGCCACGGTGCTCGCCATCTGGTATGCCATGAAGTGGGTGTTCGTTCAGATTTGGGAAGGCATCAAGGCTTACTTCATGTTCTGGGTTGAGGTCTACACTGCCATCTGGGAGGGCATCAAGACCGCCTTCGTGGCCACGTGGAACTTTATGAAGGACACGGTAGTGGGGGCGTGGCAAGCGATGGTTAAGGGGGCGATGTTTATCTGGAACTTCTTCGTGAAGGTCTGGAATGGCATCAAGGACACGGCCATCGGTGTCTGGGATTGGATTGTCAAGGCCTTCTGGAAATCGGTGGGGTTCTTCAAGAAAATCGGCAAGGGCATCTGGGATTTCATTTCGTGGCCCTTCCGAAAACTCATCAAGATTGTGCGGCGAGTTTGGGGCTTCCTGAAACGGGTGTTTGGGGTTCGGGGCCCGAAGCCGACGATGGGGCAAGAAGGCCCGAGTACATCTTGGCGGTCCGAGCGAGCACCGCAGATGTCTGCTCCGGCTCCTGCGGCCACGGGACCGGGACGACGCAGCAACGTGGTTGCCGAGCCTGGAGCAGGTGGCGGCGTTACCATCAATGCGAACTTCAACATCGACAAGCTCGACCCGAATACCGATGTGCGAACACTGACAGACCAGATTCGGTCTCGCATGGAGACCAAGGCTCGTGTGGTAGGAGCTACCTAAGATGGCGAACGAGTGGCGATGGTATCCCGCAATCCAGTGTGATAACGTGATTCTCACGCTGGATGATTCGCGGTGCGTTATCGAGGCTCCGACCATCAATGGCCTTGGTGCCCAGGATTTCAACGACCATAAGATTCCGTTGCGAGACGGCGCGGTGCTAACAGGTCGCTCCGAGAAGGCCATCACCACCATTCTAGCCGGTCGCATTACTGGCTACGACGGTTCACGGTCCGAGACAGCGTGCCTTGCCTTCCTTGCTCTACTCAAGGACAAGCTTCGCGGGAATACAGGTAACAATTATCCGGGCTGCTACACCGTTATCCTCTATCGGCAATGGGACACGGGTGTGCCAGGTTGGACGGCGAACTACATTCACTTTCGCCATTGCACCTGCGAGGACACGAGCTTCGATGTGACAAATGTCGAGCGAGACGGCATTCCCTTCGAGTTCGCATCCAAGAGCGAGGATAGCGATTGGGAAACGGGCACGCTTCCTGACGACGACAGCGAATAGGACCGAGACATGTACGGCAAGTGCTATATCACAGACGACCCTGAGGGGAGTGTTGCGAATCCGGTCGACCCCATTGCCGATGGCGATGATGTCTCCAATGACGTGCTCTCGGCAGAGTTTGAACTCAACCTCAATGGCGGTTGTGGCACAGCGACGCTAACTACGGTGCTGGAATGGGATTCGCCGGCAGCCCTTGCCGAATTCGAGTTGGGTCGCTGGATTCACCTTTATGATTCTACCACACACGGCTCGACCGATGAGGCGTCGAGCGAGGAGACGGGTGGTGTCTGCCCACCGGGGAAATGGTATCAGGGCCAAATCGACACCTACTCGCAGGGTCTCAACGGCGAGCTGGAGGTGAATTGCATTGGGCAAGCGGGGAAGATGGCCGAGAAGTATCCGGGCTCGGAAAAGGATGGCTGCTTCCCCGGTGTCGGCGATGGATTCAAGTATAACAACGACGGCACGTGGACGAATAAGGCGTGGACCGTCGGCGGCGGCGATGAGATGGACCCGGATTTCGGGGAGGAAGTGCACGATGACGACCCGCAGACGCAATATGGAGAATCCATCGGCCAGAAAGTAATGCTCAATTACATGGGCGACTTCGAGGCAGTCGAGGAGTCGATGATTTCTCCGACGGTCACCGTGACCGGTCTCAAGTTTGATGGAACACTCAACGGCAAACAAATCATGGAGCACCTTGCCGTCATGTGCGGCAAGTGTTGGGGCTGGAGTCCCTATGGAAGTTACTACATCAAGGAACTTCCGGTGGATGCCGTCAACGAGCGGCTGATGGTTTACGTAGCGGGTGAGGTCGAGGAGCTTGGCCTCAAGAAGGGGAATGACCGAGCCATCGGGAAAGCCGTCATCGAGGGCGGTATCAAGTACGAGAACTATCCCGCGACCTATCGGTTCAAGGACGCTTACTACAATCCCTATGTGGATGCGTCCACGGGGCCAAGCGGTACTGGTGAGACGGGCTTGCCCGATACCGCTCGCCAGACACGGATTTTCCGCTGTCCTGAAATCCGCGATTCCAATATGGCTCAGAAGTATGCGGATGAAATGTTGCTCCGCTACGCAGGAGCCCAGTGGGAATGCACCATTACCGATATCGGTGAGGGAGCCAAGAACGACGCAGGGGAATACCTTGCTCCCTTCCCATGGCGATTCAGGTGTCGAGTAATCGACTACGATGCGGTTGAACTGGTGCCCTCCACGGTATTCGCCAAGCTCAAGGTCGTGTTCGAGAATGAGATTTCGTGCGAGTACGAGCTTGGGCATATCGACACTACTGAAACGAATCCCTCCGTCGGCAATTCGCTGCCTCGCAAGACCATGGACCAGAATGCGGGGCGGGAACGCTACGTCGGGTTCATTACTGAAATCGTGGAAGACCCCTCGGGTGATAGCGGTGAGGAAGTGATTCCATTCCTCAAGGTCGATGTCGAATTGCGGTGCGACGATTTCCCAGTGGATGCCGACGAGCCCGACGAGAATCCTGACTTTGCCACGAATGAGGTCGCGTCCTTCAATGTGATTCCCTTGCCCGGAATTGGCTCCCTCGCCGTTGGCGACAAGGTGGCCATATTTCGCATCCCAGGCACGCCCTCCGTAGGCAAGTGGTACACGTTCGGGCTCGCCGCCGACGTCGTCACCGGTCCGACGGGCGATGGAATCACGGGGGAGAAGGGCGACACTGGGGAGAAGGGCGAGACGGGCGAGGCTGGGGCCGATGCCTCGGGCGGGCCCTGCTGCGACCACTCATTCCACGCAGTAATTACCGGTAGCTCGCAGGGGCCCATCGCAAGTGGTGTTGCGACGACGGTGACCTTTGATAAAGACCTTTCGGCTGGTGGGGCTGCGGATGCGTGGATTCACGATGACGGTGGCAACTATGACATCGTGAATTATGAGTACACGTGCTTGGAGAATGGCTACTACAAGTTCGAGGCTCAAGTCTCCACGATGATTGACATCAATGCCACGACCCAGTGGTGGCTGTGGCTTGAATACTTCCCCATCGTTGGCGGTGGCTGGACGATGATGTCTCGGTATCCCGACTTCACGCCAGCAATCGCCGTAGTGCCGCCGACTGACCCATCGGGCGGGCTTACCGTAGTTGGCAACTACCTGATGGATGCTGGAGACAAGGTGCGGGTGCGGATTATGCACATGAGTAATCCCGCCAATCCGATGGGCATCTATGGCGGTGATAACGACTCGCACTTTAGCGGTTCGCTGCTCTATACTGAAGGCGAGAGTGGCGGCGGTGGTGGCGGAGCGATTCAAGTCAAGCGGCACACGATGTGGCACGACGAGGCTACCGTACTTTCAGGTGGAGCCATCACCATTAGCACCGTGGCGGGCGGTGCCAATAATATGATGTATAATGGTTATGCCGTTCAGTTGCCCTATGTCGATGGAGATACCTTTACGCATGGCTGCTATCTTACGGCGGGAACCTATACCTTCTACGTGCTGGGCCGAACAACTACGAATCGAGGAAAGCTGGATTGGTATGTCGATGGTGTCAAGGTCATCTCCGGGCAAGACTGGTATTCCGCAGCCTCGGTCTTGAACGTTGTAAAGTCGGGTGCGGTTACAATCACGACAACCGGCTGGCATCAAATAAAGGGCGTGGTCAATGGTAAGAATGCGGCGTCCTCGAACTACGCTATCACGCTGACAAAATACTGGTTCAAGCAAGCGAGTGATTGATGGCTGACTTGGTAATCACGGCTCGGGACATTCCAGCGGGCAAGGTGGTCCGCATCCTCAATGAGGATGGCTCGACCATGGCTCGGATTCACGAGCCCAATACCTTCGGTGGAGCGGGGCATCTCAAGTGGGAAGTCGTGGACCCATATCCCAATGAGCTAGCCGACGACCGTACCGATGCTCTTGGCAGACTCGTTGGCAAGACCAAGGAGGAAATTGATTCAGAGGCGGGCGTGTCGACCACGGCCGCGGTTCAGCCCTAGACCGAGGAGACCGAGAATGAAGCTCCAGCATTTCAGCAACTACTGGTGGATTGGGGGTGTCGAGCACTACATCCTCAGTCTGATAGCCGCTACGCCTGATTGGGAACACGCGGTGCATGTGCGGCATTCGGTCCACCCAGATGCTCAAGCCCTCTTGCAGGATGCGGGCATCGTGCTCACCTTCGGCCAGCATTATCCCATCGAGCCCGATGCGGATGTGTTGGTGATGCACAATCAATCCTCCCGAGCCCCAAACTATCGCTCCAGTGGCAAGCCCGTGGTGTCGGTGACGCATGGCTTCCCGCTTCGGCTCAACGGCCTGCGGCCCTACTGCCTTGATGTGAGCGTCAACAGCTTCGGGGCCCGCCTCATCGAGCAGACTACGAATGTGTCGCTCCCTGCCGCAGCCCCAGGCTTGCCTGAGCCGCCTTGCCGTAAGCAGAGCTATGTTCTATCAGAGAAGCCCAGCATCGGCCTCGTGGCTTCGCCCAGAGCCCAGAAGCTCTCCACGAAGCTGGTCGCCTCGTTGAACCTAGTAGCTCGCTCGCGGCACTCTATCCGGCTCCGCGCTTTGGGCTTGGCGGGCTTTGACCGGTTTTTCCGCGACGCTGACTTCGAGTATGAACTTCTGGAGCCAGCCGTCGGTCAGGCCAAGTGGGAATTCCTCGCAGGTCTCGACCTCGGATTCTACACAGTTGGCTGTCAAGAGGGATTCGGGATTGCCCCGATGGAGATGCTTGCCGCAGGCCTTCCTACGGTAGCCGATGCGGCTGGCGGGATTCTCGACCAGATTACGCATCGCCAGAATGGATTGTTGAATCGCACACCTCGCGAAGCCGCGGTGCAGATTGTAGCTCTGCTCCTGAATCAAAAGCTCCGTGAGCGTTTGGCCGAGAACGCGCTCGCCCGCATTGCCACTGAGTATTCACTCGAGGCCATGCGCGGACGCTGGGAACGCATTGTGGAGAAGGTAAATGATTTGGCGAAGTATCGCTGGTGAGATGGTCGAGGTCGACTTGCGAGACCTCTATCGGAATCAGGTCGGCATCCTCTGTTGCCCCGGGCCATCGCTGCGAGAGGGCGATGACTATCGCGGTTGGGGTCGCGTCGTGTTGGCTCTCAACACCGCGTGGCCCTCGGTGCCCGCTGACGTGTGGGTAGGGGCTGACAAGCCCGACTGCTATCATCGAGCGTTGTGGCACCGCCCAATGCCCAAGTTCACACGCCTCGCTCGCCAATTCGACACGGTGATGGGCGAGCCAATCAAGTTCGTCCCGCACATCTACTTCATGGAAGACCTGCGGTATCCGCTGCTTGAGGAATTCAAGAAGTATGCGGCCACGAAGTTCTGCTGGGACAAAGCCAGCTTGTGGTATCCGATTCACCTCGCCCTGCATTTCGGAATCCGCAAGCTCTACTTGCTGGGCTGCGACTTCAACAATCGTGTCAAGCACTACTGCCACGACAAGACACTCACCGTAGCCAAGCGAGATTCCAATCAGCGACTCTACGACCGGCTCGCGGCTGCGTTGCAAGCCTTGACACCGACGCTGCGGAAATTGGGATTGGAACTGCGGTCGGGTACGGCGGAAAGCCCTATCAATGCCTTCCTTCCCTATACTGATATCCGGCGAGTGGTCGTAGAACTTGATGGGCGAGCACCGCGTACACGGGCGGGAGACTTCCGTCACAGCAGGCAAAAGTAATTGGCCATATAGGCAAGTGCTCTATTGACAAGCTCTGCTCCTTCTGATATAATGAGCACACTGAACCGAAGATGGTTCGGCTACAGTTGACAGAATTGAAAGGAGACAGAGATGTCGAGGCCGATGAAGCTGGGAGTCTACGACGCCAGGTCTTTCCGCGTGGACCTGGATGAGAGCGATACGCGGGCCTTCTACCTGCGGAGGCAGATTCGCAGGTTCCCTGAACAGCGGCATCGGGCTGACGGCTACTGGGTGGTGCCTGCCACCGAGCCGAACATCGTCCACTTCCGCACCGAGTTCGCTCCAGAACTCGTTGAGGTTGACGATGACGCTCAGGTATTCCTCGAGTACTGGGAACGCACCATCGAGCTTGCCCAGGCTCGGGAGAAACGTCGTTGGAAGTATCTGTTCGACGACCCTGAGCTTTCGGTCTCTACCTTTCAGTATCCCAGCCGCTGCCATGTGAGGGTGCGGGATGCGAGCACCGGGAAACGCGACTTCTTCCCGGTTCGCAAGCCCTACCATCACCAAGCCGTTGCTCTCGACGCTCTCCACAATCAAGAGTTCTTCGCTCTGTTCATGGAAATGGGCACGGGCAAGACGAAGGTGGTGTGCGACGAGATAGCGGAGTGCATCCAGGGCCGGAAGCACTACAATGTGCTGGTGGTCTGCCCCAAGACTATCATCGGAACCTGGCGGAATGAACTGGCCAAGTGGCTCCCAGTTGAGCTATCGAGGCACATCATTCGACTTCGCACAGGGAACAACGGAATGGAGCAACTCATCCACTTGATTCGTTCGGATGCACGGCTTCGTATCGTGTTGACGAACTACGAGCGGGTGGGCAGTATGCTCGAAGGTCTGAAGGCCCTTGAGTTCGACTTGATGGTGTGCGACGAGTCCACCAAAATCAAGTCGCCCTCAGCCAGCCGTAGCAAAGCCGCGAGAGAGGTCGGGGAAACGGCTCACCGACGCATCATTCTCTCAGGCAACCCCGTCACCAATGGAGTGTTCGACCTCTATTCGCAATTCGAGTTCCTGCAACAGGGCGTGCTGGGCTACAGCACCTACAATGCCTTCCGCAACCGCTACGATTCGGTTCGCAAGCGGAGTGACTGGGCGGGCGAGGGTGGTCGCTGGGGTCGAGAGAAGCTCGACGAACTCAAGCGGCGGGTGGCTCGCCACTCCTTCATCGTTACGAAAGACCAATGCCTGGACCTGCCCGAGAAGGTCTACTCGGTCCGCCACGTTCCGATGGGCAAGCGGCAACGCGAACTCTACGACCAGATGGCGGGCTGGTACATGGCCGAGATGCAGGCTGCGGTCGATGCGAGCGATGGGGTGGTGGAAGCACGCGCCTTCATTGCCATGATTCTCCGCCTCTCGCAGATTACACAGGGCTTCGTGAAGGACACGCAGACGCATGGCAAAATCGTCCCCATCCCTGATGGTGACGGCAAGCTCCAAGCCCTGATGGAAATCCTCGAGGACGAGGTGCCCGCAAACCAGAAGGTCGTGGTCTGGGCACGGTTCCACTACGACGTCGATGCAATTTCCGCAGCCCTCGATAAGGCGAACATCCCCTACCTGACACTCACCGGCAAGACACCGGACCGCGAGCGGGAGACCATCGAAGTGGACTTCAATGAAGGCCCTGCTCGTGTGCTCATCGGCGAACCAGGAACTGGCGGGATGGGGCTGACGCTCATCGGCACTGAGGGCCGGCCTTGCTGCACGCAGGTTTTCTATTCCAACGATTACAGCTACGACAAGCGGGCTCAAGCCGAAGACCGAAGCCATCGTATCGGGCAGCGGAACAACGTTACCTACATCGACCTCGTGTGCCCGGGTTCTATCGACGAGCACATCGCGGCAAAGCTCCAGATGAAACGGGACATCTCCGACGAAGTCAAGAGCATGGAATCGGTGCGAGCAGTCCTACTGGGCAACCGCGAAAACCTTCAGGAGAACGGCAATGGCTAAGGTGTGGATTCCGAAAAGTGCGGGGCACAGCTTTGCCGCCGCTGAGGTGTTCGGTGAGATTCGGATTATCTTCGACGATAGCTCGGAGATTTTCAATCCGCAGCGGCTCCGGGAGGTAGCCGCCGAGAAGCTCCGCGAGTTTGAGCGGGGCGATTGGCTGCTCCTCAGTGGCCCTGCCCTGATGAACGCCATCGTGTTCCAGCTCATTCTCGCCGAGGATGGGCACGTCAAGCTCCTGCTATTCCATTCCAAGACCAGCAAGTATCTGGAGCGTGTCTACAATGACGAATCCTGAGCCGTGGGAAGAGGCTGCGGAAGAGGACGCGGACCTCGTGGAGACGTTAGGGAATCTCCAGGAGGGTCTCCCGACCGCAGCGATGTATTACACGAGCGATGGCTGGCATCGGACCGAGTTCCGCGATGCGTTGCTCGCCGCGCTCACCACCAATAAGGCTGCCAGGGATGCCGTGGAGGGCATACATGGCAAGGCTCCCACGTGCAACATTGCCGACGCTGCCGCGCTGGTGCTCGCCTTGCGGTCCGTGAAGGCCGCGCTCAAGGAAGCACTGAAGACCATCAATCGCAAGTTGCCGGGCGTCGAGGAAGCTCTGTGCATCGCCATCGCCGAAGCCGGGCTACTCAAGTGTGAGACGACGACGCATACTTTCACAGCGAAAGCGAATTCGTACCTGTCCAAGTATCCGAAGCCGCAAGAGGATAGCTGGGATGATTTCCGTGAGTGGTTCGAGGAGCATCCCAACCACGAGATTGCCGACCTGATGCGGGTCCAGGTCAACTCGAAGGAACTTGAGCGGCTTTGTCAAGCTCTGCTAGAAGCAGGCGAGGCTATCCCGCCCGGTGTGTCCACGTATGTGAAAGCATCGGTAGGCGTCCGGCGAAAGCCGGGCAGGTAACCGCGATTGGAGGGCGCGGCTGTAGTGCAAACGATGAACTGAACCCGACGAATGGAGAATGATGCAATGGGTAAGAAGAGTGACAAGAACCTGCCGGCGAAAGCAGCCGGCGTGCCCGCTCGCCCCGACTACATCACCGAGGGTCAGCAAGGTCTGGAGGACGTCGAGCAAAAGGACCTGCTCTTCCCGCGGGCCGTCCTGATGCAAGACCTCTCCCCGCAGGTGAAGGAGAAGAAGTTCTCGGCGGGAGACATCGTGAACTCGGTGACCGGCGACATCATCGTCGGCTGCGAGGACCAGCCCATCGAGTTCATCCCCGTGCTGTTCTGGCACGAGTGGATTGAGTGGCAGCCGCGCGACGAGGGTGGCGGGATGATTGAATACTCCCGCGACCGCGAGGGTGAGCTGGCGAGGCGGTACTACGCCGGCGAAATGCGGACGCTGAAGGACGGTCGCGAGGTGCGAGCGGTCACCGCCTACCTCGTGTTCCTCGTCCAGCCGCTCGGTCCCGATGGGACTGCCGACGCCAGCAAGATGTTCTGCATCGGCTGTGCGAAGTCGAACCTCAAGCACGGCCGCAAGCTCCTGACGCTCGCCAAGATGCGGGGCAACGTCCCGCTCTTCGCCGGCAAGTACACGTTCGGCCCGAACGAGGAGACCAATCGCAAGCTCAACACCCAGTACTGGGCATTCGAGTTCGAGAATGCCGGCTGGACCCCGTCCGACGTCTTCGAGGTGCTCACCAAGCTCCACGAGGAACTCAAGAAGTCGACCGTGGGCACGACGCCCGAAGAGCCCGAGCCCGATGCCGATACGGCGAATTCCGAGGTCTAGGAACCTCGCCCTTTCTATCGGCAGTGGAGAGTGGGCACCTGTCTATCCGGCCAAGACGGGGCCCGCTCTTCACCTTCGGGTGAGGCTCCATGAAATTAGACAGTCCACAAGAGGTTCTTGACCGCTACGAGGTGTCGCTAGAGCCGACCGCTGACGAGTCGGAATTCAAGACACTGTGTCCTTTCCATAAGGACACGAACCCCTCGTGCGGGCTGAACATAGACCAGCAGGTATTCCACTGTCTCGCGTGCGGGGCGAAGGGCGACCTTGTATATTTTCTGCAAGGTCGACTCAAGGTCTCCCGCAACGCGGTCCTCAAGATGGTCGGGCTTCGCGGAGACGCGGACGCCGACATTATCGACCCCACCCTTATCGAAAAGTGGCACGGTGATTTACTCACCGATGCCAAGATGCTCGACACTCTCCTTCGCCGTAAGGGCCTAACGGTTGCAACGTGTGAAGAGTATGGCTTGGGCCTTTTCCGCGGCCGTGTCACCATTCCGGTCTACGATGATTTGGGCGAGGTCGTCAATGTCAGGATGTGGTCGCCCACCGCCAAACAGAAGATGGTGAATATGGCGGGCCACGGGAAGCGGCGACTCTATCCACTCTCCGCGCTCGACAGCGAAGCCATCATCGTAGCCGAAGGTGAAATGAAGGCCCTGCTCCTGCGACAAGAGGGATTCAACGCTATCTCTCCAACCGGCGGAGCCAAGACATGGGCAGCCGAATGGAATCCGCTGTTCGTGGACAAAGTCGTCTGGGTCTGTTTCGATATTGATAAGGCTGGGAAGGAAGGGGCTGCGAAGGTAGCTCGCGGGGTCGTGACCTATGCGGCATCTGTCAACATCGTGCACCTGCCCATGTCTACCAAGGATTTTCCGACGGGCGGTGTGGACGAATACTTCTTACAGATGGGCCACACCGCTGACGATTTCAAGCAACTGCTCGCAGCCTCGCCACCCTTCCGGCAGCTAGGCCAAGCTGAGGAAGAGGAAGTCGACGAGAAGGTCTACGAGATTCGACTTCACGATACATC